ACAATCCTGCTCTTACAGGCCCGACTATTGCGGGCCTGCCATTTAGCCAAGCAGGGCAAGATCAAAGCATCGGTGGCGAGACCGGCGCATTTGGTGAAGCAGCGTCGGCTCCATCTGCACCGTCTGCACCGGCAGGGGCGTCTGCGGCCAATGATGGAACTATTGGCGGAAACACTGGGTCTTATGGGGCACCTGCGGCGGCTACCGCTGCGCCTGATTACGGAATAAGTATTTCTGAGGCAAACGTATCTTCTGATCCCGGATTGGCTGCGGCCCTTGCTGACGCGCAGGCTCAAGCTGATGCTGAAAATTCCTCTGATGCCTCTGATGCCTCTGATGGATCAACCGGCGGCTGGGGCGGCTGGGGCGGCAATGGAGCTGATGACAGCGGCGGTTACGGTGGCGGCTATGGAGGCGATGGCAGCGACGGCGGGGGAAGCGACGGCGGTGGAGGAGATGGCGGTGGGGGCGGAGATGGTGGGGGAGGCGAAAAGCGCGGCGGCTATATCCACACGCGCCGGGCTTACGGTGGGATAATTGATCGCGCCCTCCACGTCGTGCGCGAGCATCACGCTGACGGTGAGGCGGTGGGGCCGACCATGCAGCAGCGCCTGCGTGAGACCATCGCCAGCATCGACCCAGAGCGCAGCCAAGACCAGCCGGTCATGGACCCCGCGACGATGGGCGAGGCGTGGAACCGCGCGCGTCAGAACTACCAGAACTTCCCTGTTCAGGAGGGCGAGGCGGTCGCCCGCCCATTTGTTCCGTCTGTTCGCCAAGAGATCGGCGCGGCCATTGCGGGTGAAGGCGCAGGACGCAACTACGGCAGTGAACTTCGTCGTCGCGCCGCAAATGCACTTGTTGGATCGACGGGCCTCGACACCGGAATGGGTGCGTTGGACTTCGTGCCCTATGCCGGGCAGGCGCTCGGGGCCACGGACATCGCCCACGACATTGGTCAAGGGGACTACGCCGGAGCCGCTGAAGGCGCTCTTGTTCCCGCCGCTATGACCGCCGCACAACGTTTTGCCGGTCCTCTGGGGGCCGCTGGCAGGCGCGCAGTTGAGATTGCGAAGGACTACGCCAAGCCCATCGCTGGCGCGGCAGTTGTCACCGCCACAATGACGCCGGAGGACGCCGAGGCGGCGAAGCTGTCGAAGGCGCTTCAAATTTCCCGTGGGATTGGCCATAACGGTGGCCCGTCAATGTCCACGATTTACAGCGATCTGTCTAAAAACAAGCATATGATCCCGGTCGAAGAAATGAGCGCGGAGCATGTGCCCACCATTGAGATGCTTCGCCGCACAATCGTTTCCCCTGAAAGCCTGCAAGGCAGCATCCTGACGCCTGCCGTAGGTGACCGCACCAAGGCGGGCCACAATTTGGTCGGCATCAATGGTGAGCCTCTGGCTTATCCAGTGTCCCTTGAGGGTGGCCCCGACTTCATGCGTTCAGCGGCCAATCAGGCGGAAGGATCTATTTGGGCGTCCGATCCAAAAGTCATCAGTGGAATTGCAAAATACGGAAAAAAACTTGGTGAAACGGGCAAAGATGTAAATTTCATTTATTCTTCAATGGGTGCCCGTTCTGGCGATTTCTCTCATATGATGGCGGACGCTCTCCTTGCTCAAATGCAGGGCAAACCCATTTCAAGAGAGGCCATGCAGGAACTTAATGACGCCATGGCACGTCAAAATCCAAACTGGCCCGGCCTGAGAAGCACGGACGAGGATGCGATACAGGCGGCACGCAAAATCATTCTAGCAAATGGGCCGATGCGTAAACAATTCGCTGAAGAAATTGCGCTTGGAAATCTTCAGGGAAAAGGGTTTCCCGACATTGGATCGACGCGCTACGCGATAACTGAGCCTGCCATGATTGGCCAGCCAACCGGCATGTCTGGATACGCAATATCCAAACTTGATCCATCAGGAAGGGTAATCAAGAACCCTGAAGTTCCGCATACAACGTACCCAACCCAACTTGGCGGCAAGGGATACCTTGGGGGCTTTGAGCATCAGATCCCGCGCGAAATTATGTTCCCTGACTTTTATGCAGGAAGACGCGCAGAAGGAAGGCCTTCGAAATTTGATGATCGGGCGTTCTCATTGGCCAGAGTTTCGCAGGATGCAAACCAACAATGGCTTGATAACGTGATGAAATATCTGGAGAGAAGACGGCGTTCTATTGATTAAATGCTGTCTTCCTCGGGGATCTGCAATGCGTAGCTCAAGGCAGAATAGATTTCCATCATTTTATGCTCGGCATCCGCTGAAAGGCCGTCGCTGTCTTCTGGCAGGAGGCTTTGGATCAGATTGAACATCATCTCTATAATGATGTCGCGCTGTGCGGGGAGGTTCAATTCTTTGGTCATTTCAATCTCCATGGGGGTCAGTTTAAGGATTGCCCAATTAGTGTATAATGACACCGTCACTGTGACAACCGGGACGCCGGGCTCCAAGGAGAGAAATCATGTATGAGATGGCAAAAAAGGCCCGTGAGGCCATGAAGGGCAAGGCAAAGCGCCTTGCCGGTGAGAAAGACCAGAAGGTTGACAGCTCCGACTTCACCCCCGCCGCGCCCCTGAACGCGGACGTGAAGACGGGCATGCGCCCGATTTCCAAGCAGGGTTTCAAGGATGGCGGTAAGATTGCCGCGACCCATGCGGGCCGCAAGCCCCGTAAGGCTGGTGGCCGGGCCATCACTGCCGACAGCCTCATCAATCGCGACCAGAAAGAAGCGAATGAGGGCCGCGAGGGCAAGAAGCACATCGGCGGCATGAAGAAGGGTGGCCGGGCCGAGAAGGCCATGGGCGGAAGCCCCACTGACATGCTGAAGGGCGGGATGAATCCGCAGGCCTACATCAAGAACGTGCTCGGGCCGACGATGGGCATGAAGAAGGGCGGCAAGCTCAAGCGCGAGGAAGGCGGCAAGGTTCCCGACTATGACACCGGCTCCCGCACGGGCGCTGGCGCCGTCACCAAGACGCCCAGCAAGCCCACGCCCCCGATGCCGCAACGCCGTCCGCCTGAGCCTGACTATGATGAAGGTTCGCACACTGGCGCGGGCACTGTAACTGAATCCCGCAAGGCTGGCGGTCGCGCTGCCCGCAAGGCTGGCGGCAACGTCAACTACGGCCCCATGGAGATGCCTGCGGGCAAGAAGGGTCCAAGCACTGCCCAGCAGATCGCTGAAGAAAAGCGCGAGCAGAACCTGTCCAAGCCCACTCGCGGCAAAGCCGGGCACTACGCCGATGGTGGCATGGCGCCCTACGGCGCTACCGCCCCGGTGGCCGCAATGGGTCCCGACCCGAAGAGCATCGTCCAGAAGAACGCCATGAATTTTGGCGTTGGCGCTCCCGGCTCGCCCTACAAGAAGGGCGGCATGGCCAAGTTCGAAGGCTCCGCCAAGGACGAGGCGCAGGACAAGAAGCTCGCCAAGAAGCATGGCATGTCCATGAAGGCGTGGGAGTCGTCCAAGATGGATGCCAAGCACGACAAGCAGGAGTCCATGAAGGGGTTGAAGAAGGGTGGCCGCACTAGCAAAGCTGATGGTGGATACAACACTGATTACTATGCGCGCGCCAAACGTCGTGAAGATCTTGGCGACGATAGCATCAGCCACGCAATTGCCGAAAGTGAGGCTCGCCGTCGTCAGGCATATGACGAAGAGCATGGTACTCAGGAACTGAAATCTGGCGGTAAGGCTAAACGCACCGCCAAGTTTGGCGGCGGCGCACTAAGCGATGGCCACAAGAAGGGCGGCAAGGGCAAGACCAACATCAACATCCTGATCAACCCCGGCTCCAAGCCGGATGCGATGGGTGCTGGTGCGCCCGGCATGCCACCCGGCCTGCCTCCCAAGCCCATTGGCGGCATTCCCGTTCCCATGGGCATGCCTCCCGCTGGCGGCGCTCCTCCGATGCCCATGCCTATGCCAATGCCTGCGCCTGCCACTATGGGAGGCGGCCTGCCCCCCATGGGCCGCAAGGCCGGTGGTAAGGTCTACAAGTCCTACAAGGATCTTGATGCGGGCGCCGGTTCGGGCCTCGGTCGCCTTGAGAAGACCGAGATCCAGAAGCGCAAGGGCTAAAAAAATTCGCGGGCAGATCGGTACTGCCTGCGGGTAACGGGACGGCTGGTTTGACCCCCTCGGCCAGCCGTCCCAACTACATGAGGGGGAGCAAAGAGGGGTCTATGCTTACGCTCAACACGCTCTTCGAGCGCGAATTGAAGAAATTAATCACATCTGCCGTGGAAGACCGGAAAGACAACCTTTCCACAGGCTTGGCAACGATTGATTTCCCAACTTACAAACACCAAGTAGGAATAATAGCTGGTCTCCGCATGGCTCTTGAGCTTTGCGACGAGGCGGCGACGATCTGCAACCGCGAAGAGCGCGGCCAGTAAAGGAGGGGGTCTATGTCAAACGTATCCGCACACCACAACATCGCAATGCTTCACGAAGCAAATCCAAAAGACGTTTTGCTCAAAGAACTTGGCGATATTTCCGAGATTGAGTTGCTGAATACTCAAGTCCTCGTTGCCGTCTACATCCGCCCCGAAAAGACCAAGGGCGGCATCATCATGACAACGAAGTCCCGCGACGAAGACCGCCACCAATCCAAGGTTGGCCTAATCATCAAGACCGGACCATCCGCATTCGTTGATGAGGACGGCAAATGGTTCTCCAACCTCAATCTAAAGGCTGGCGACTGGATTGTTTTTCGACCCAGCGACGGGTGGAACGTCACCGTGAATGGCGTCCTATGCCGAATGTTCGATGACACAGCGATTCGCGCCCGCATTCCGCACCCCGACAACATTTACTAAGGAAAAACCCATGTCAAACACCGAAAACAAGGTTGAAGACGACACAAACGACGAGATTGAGGTCGTAGAAGTCGAAAATCCGCCTAAAAACGCTTCAAAAGAGCAAATTGAGCCCCAAGAGGGCATTCAAGAGCTGAAATTGAAGCTTGAACAGGAGCGCGCGGCCCGTATTGAGGCCGAAAAGCAGGCCCGGGCGGCGCATAACTCCGCCGCCGAGGCCAAGAACGAGGTGCAAGACACCAACTTGCAACTCGTCAAGAACGCCATCGACACGGTGAAGCGCAATAACGACATCCTCAAGTACAACTACAGCGAGGCCATGTCTGTCGGCGACTACACCAAGGCCGCCGAGATCCAAGAAACCATGGGAATGAACTCCGCCAAGCTTATGGAGCTGGAGCGGGGCCGCGCCCACATGGAAAACGCGCCCAAGGCGGTGGCGCCCGAGCCAATGCGTCACTCCAACCCCGTGGAGGAGCTTGCGTCTCAGCTATCCCCCCGCTCGGCGGACTGGGTGCGCCGCAATCCGCAGTGTGTCACCGACCCGCGCATGTACCAGAAGATGGTTGCGGCCCACAATCTTGCCGTGGCTGACGGGTACACGCCCGACAGTGACGATTATTTCGGTCAAATCGAGGACACGCTGAAGATCAGCAAGCGCGTCAACACGGACTATGACGACGACCCCACCTCGGGCGCCGCCAAGGTCACACAGCGCCGTTCGGCCCCTCCCGCAGCCCCGGTCTCACGCGGTGGCGGCGGAACGGGCTCCCGCCCCAATGAGGTTCGCCTCACCCGGGACGAAATTGAGACGGCCCGCGACTTGGGTATGACTGAAAAAGAATATGCTCGTAACAAGATGCTACTCAAAAAAGAAGGCCGTATGCAATGAACGCCAAATTTCAACGTGTAATCGCCGAAAAGTCGGCCATGTCTACAACCCCGGAGCGCCCCCCTATGAGGCCAGAACTGCGTGAAGAAGACCCCCGCGCCCGCGCCGCAGCCCGCGCCGCCCAAATTCGCGACGAAAATGGTGGCATGGATGAGGGAACAGATGAATTCTTTATTCCCAAGGGCATGGTGCCTGAAGGTTGGGTTTACGAGTGGAAGCGCCATACCATCTGGAACCAAGAAGACCCGGCCTACACGGTGCAGTTGGCCCGCGAGGGCTGGGACCCCGTTCCGGTCAGCCGCCACCCCACTTGGATGCCTAGTAGCTGGGACAAGGGAACCATCGAGCGCAAGGGCATGATGCTCATGGAGCGCCCGAAGGAAATCTCGGACGAAGTGCGCCGCATTGATTTGCGCCGGGCTCGTGAACAGGTGCGAATCAAGGAGTCGCAGCTCTCCGGCACTCCCGAGGGAACGCTTGACCGAGTTGCCCCCAGCATCAAGAAAACCTTCGACATGCCGATCCCCGAGGATCTTTAAGCACCAATTAGGGGGCCCTAAACGGCCCCCTTTTCTTTTGTTTCAATCATGTATATACTGCAACGTCAGGAACACTTGTTGTTCTTTCCCTCCCCCGGCGCGGAGGGTTCAGCTATCCCCCGGCTTCCGAGTCTCCCCGGTGCGAGATGACGAGCTTTCCCGTAAAAAGGAGAACCCGTCATGGCGAACACTGCCGCCTATAACGGTTTTCAGCAATACAGTGGCACTGGTTCCGCCCCGACCTATGAGCAGGTCGCGGTCCAGATTGCCTACAACGCCTCGGCCATCTTCTATGGTGACCCCGTAAACCCCGACGCCAACGGCTATGTCGTTGTGGGCGTTACCACTGCTTCGTCTGGCAACACCCAGATCGCGGGCATTTTCGTTGGCTGCCAGTACCTTTCGGTCTCGCAGAAGCGCACCATCTGGTCCAACTTCTGGCCCGGCAGCGATGTCGCCTCGACCAACGTCGTGACCGGCTACATCATCAATGATCCCAACGCAAAGTTCGTCGCCCAGTTCGGCAACGTCAGCGTCGATCAGGGTTATGTAAACTCTGCCGTCGGCTTCAACATTGGCACTGGCAATACCACCAACGGTATTTCTGGCGCTTATCTGGCCACCCTCGGCACCACCGACACCACCTTCCCCTTCAAGGTCGTCTCCCTCGTCACTCAGCCCCCGGGCGTGAATGGCACCGAGGCTGGCGCCTACCAGAAGGCCATCGTGGCGTTCAACTTCGTCCAGACCAAGGCCCTTCCGGGCATCTAACAAGGAGTAGGGACCAATGGCTGTCAATCTTTCAGCGATTAAAGACCTTCTCCTCCCCGGTCTCCGGGGTGTGGAAGGCCAGTACGAGCAGATCCCGTCGCAGTACGACAAGATCTTCACCAAGCACGACTCCAAGATGGCTCTGGAGCGCACCGCTGAGATGCGTTTCCTTGGCTACGCCCAGCTCAAGACTGAAGGCGGCCAGACCGCGTTCGACAACGGCGCTGGCGAGCGTTTCATCTACAACCAAGAGCACACCGAGATCGGCCTCGGCTACGCGATCACTCGCAAGGCCATTGACGACAACCTCTACAAGAGCCAGTTCGCCCCGTCAAACCTCGGCCTGACGCAGTCTTTTGCGCAGACCAAGGAAATCTACGGCGCCAACGTGCTGAACACCGCCACGACCTACAATGGTTCGGTCGGCGGCGACGGCGTGGCCCTTGTGTCTGCCAGCCATCCCATCGACGGCGGCACGATCTCGAACTACACCACCAACGACCTGAACGAGAGCACGCTGCTGGCTGGCATGATCGCCATCCGCACGAACTTCCGCGATCAGGCCGGTCTGAAGGTGTTCGCTCGCGGTCGTCGTCTGGTTATCCCGCCCGCTCTTGAGCCGGTGGCGATCCGCCTGACGAAGACCGAACTGCGTCCCGGCACTGCCGACAATGATGTGAACGCTATCATGAGCACTGCGGGCGGCCTGCCCGAGGGCTACATGGTCAACGATTACCTCACCTCTGCCCGCGCATGGTTCCTGTTGACTAACATTGATGGCCTTTCCTATATGGAACGTATCAAGTTTGAAACAGACATGCAAGTCGACTTCACTACAGATAATTTGCTTGTCAAAGGGTACGAACGCTACAGTTTCGGGTACTACAACTGGCGTTCTATCTACGGAGCCTTTCCCACCTAAAAACATTGGTTTTCTGGGGAAAAATAGACGATACAAGTTTCATGTTGACTTCCAATAAGCTTCTGGGTACTTTCAGAATGTCTTTAAAGGAGGACAACATGAAACTACAGGAACTAAGTCACGACGAAGTATCTGAAGCTATCGCCTACGACCCAGAAACCGGCGTTTTTATTTGGAAAAAGAATGTCTCGAAGAGCATCAAAAAAGGTACGGCGGCGGGGACTGTAAAAGGCACCCGCCACCGCACCACGGGGCAAACTAAGTCCTACCTTTATATCCGTTATAAAGATCGGGAAATGGTTGCCTCAAGAGTTGCGTGGATGTTGCATTACGGTGTGTGGCCTGATCGGTCTGTGATGTTTGTGGATGGTGACACGACCAATCTCAAAGTTTCAAATTTGAGGTTGTCAGACTCAACAACCAGAACAATAGGTCCTGATGGCCGTGTTAGCAGCAAAATGTCTCGTGAAAAGCAGAGGCACTATGGCCTCAAGCGTTATTACGGGCTTTCGTTGAATAACTACGCTGAGATGTACCGTGTTCAAGACGGCAAATGCGCAATTTGCAATTTGCCTGAAACGATCAAAGATCGTCGAGGAGACGTTCGCGTTCTCTCTGTTGATCACTGCCACAAAACTGGTAAGATCAGGCAGCTTCTTTGCAATTCCTGCAATCACATGCTGGGAGAAGCCAAGGACAACGAACAAGTTTTGCTTGCGGGCGCTGACTACATCAGGAAGCACTCCGCTGGCAAATAACCTAGGCAACCCGATCACGCAGACCGGCCTAGCGGACTCTGCACAGACTTCGTGATCTCATCGTGCAGGAGGCTCTTATGGGCATCGTCACATTCACCGGCCCGGTAAAGGCTGGCAATGTTCTCAACACGACCGGCACCACAGCCGGTACGGTCAAGAACGTCGGTTTCGCCATGATGGCGCAGACTTATTCGCTTACGCAGGCTGGCACTGCTACAGCGACGGCAACGACAATCGTCATCCCCGCCCTTAGCCATATCGTCCAGATGCAAATTCTGGCGACTACGGCTTGGAACGGCGTGGCTTCAACCATCAACATTGGTACTACTGCAACGGCCACTGAACTTGTCTCGGCAGGTTCTGTGTCGGCTATTGGTATCAATGGCTTGCAGCCCAATACGGACGCCACTCGCACGGCGCTCTGGTCCAACACGGGAACCACGGACATTATCCTCTATGTCCTCTCCACCAACACGGGAGCCGGTGTCGGCGACCTTGTCGTCCGCTACATTCAGGCTGAGAACGCCTAAACCATAGGAGATCGTCATGAAGGGTAAGGCTCCCAAACTCGGCGCGATGAAGCACACGGCCTACGCTGGCGGTAACAGCAAGGTTGCTTCTGAGGCCTCTAACACAGTTGACGCTTTCAAGAAGGGCGGCAAGGTCGGCATGAAGGCTGATGGCGTCATGTCCGAGGCCCACGCCGGTCGCAAGCCCCGCAAGAGCGGCGGCGGCGTTCTGTCGTCTGCCGCTGGCGGTACGCCTCGCGGCAAGGGTTCGAACTACTAAGTTGATCCTCCCCGACTTGGTGGTGTTGCGGGGGGCATTCATGTCCCCCGCGTTTTTATGGAGCTTGCAATGTCTGGTGCATGGACCCGCAAGGAAGGCAAGAATTCCGAGGGCGGCCTGAACGCCAAGGGCCGCGCATCGTTGAAGGCGGAGGGGCATGACATCAAGCGCCCCCAGCCCGAGGGCGGGTCGCGCAAGGACAGCTTCTGTGCTAGGATGACTGGGATGAAGCGCAAGCTGACTGGGTCTGCGAAAGCCGCAGATCCCGACAGCCGCATCAACAAGTCACTGCGGAAGTGGGATTGCTGACATGGACAAGCCTTTTTGGGAAAAGAAAGCCCCCAAGGATGCCGAGGAAAAGCATCTGAGTAAAAAGAAGCTTCAGTCCGCCAAGGCTCATGCCCGCGCCGCTGGCCGTCCTTATCCCAACCTGATCGACAACGCCGCTGCCGCGCGCAGCAAGGGGAAATAACATGCAACTTGGTAGCATCAGCGTAGCCGCCACAGGTTCGCAAATCCGCAGCGCCGCCCGCGTTGTTGATGACTTTCAGGCGCCCTTCAACATCGGCATTGGCGCCAAGGTCACCTCCGGCACCCCCACATTCAACATTGAGTACTCGCTCGATGACCCCAACGCCGCCGGGTACACCGTCGCCGGGGCCACATGGTACGTCGCCACGGGCTTCAGCGCCCTGACGGCTACAACGGGCGGCGCCATCATCATCCCCTGCCGCGCCATCTGCATCAATATCACCAGCGGCACCGGCGCGGTCACGGCGAGCATCGTTCAGGCTGGCCCGGTCTAAGGAGCCATCATGGCGACGAGCGGCACCTATAATTTCAATCCCGGTTTAGGCGAACTCACTCTGTACGCCTATAACTTGATTGGAATTCGTAATACTGCCGTGCTGCAAGAGCACATGGAGGCCGCCCGCATGGCGTCCAACATGCTCTGCGCGCGTTGGTCGAACCAAGGCGTCAACCTCTGGGCCGTTGACCTTGTAACGGTTCCGCTTGTGACTGATGTGGCAACGTATCCCGTTGATGGGAACACGGTCACGATGTTGGATGCTTATGTTCAGAACGATGATTCTGGTGCCAACATTGACCGACTTATTTTGCCTATTAGCCGCACCGAGTATGCATCGTATCCTAATAAAGAACAGCAGGGTTTTCCCACAGTTTTTTGGTTTGACCGTCTGCTTTCACCTAGCGTGACGCTTTGGCCTGTGCCCAACACGGACAATGGGCCGCAATATCTTAAGTATTATCGGGTCACTCAAATTCAAGATTCTGGGCTTCAAAACGGCCAGACCGTAGACATTCCTTACTTGTGGCTTGAGGCATTTGCCTATGGCTTGGCTTTGCGCCTCGCGCAGATCTGGAACCCACAGGCAATGGCAATGATCAAGCCCATGGCTGACGAGTCCTACCAGATCGCCGCCGATCAAAACATAGAGCAGGCGGCCACGTACATTTCCCCGATGATCTCTGGCTACTTCAGGTAAGGGGACGTGAATGGGCTACGCATCAAGATCGGGCCGGGCTAGAACAAACGCCACAAATCCGCAGGCCCATGCGATCTGCGACCGCTGCGCTTTTCGCTACAATCACGTTGATTTGAAGTGGCAGTATGATTGGGCTGGCGCATCACTGATTAACAAACGCATCCTTGTTTGCAACACATGCTATGACACGCCGCAGGAGCAGCTCCGGGCCATTATTATTCCGGCTGATCCCATACCAATTGTAAACCCGCGCGTTGAGCCATACGCTTGGGACGAGATTGACCGCCGTCAGGTCTCAGGAAACAACACAACCAACCCGCAGACGGGCATCCCCGTGCAGCGTGGTGATACGCGCGTTACTACCATTGATGGCGATGTGCCGGACAATACTCGCGTCACGCAGCAAACTGGTGAAGCACCATATGGCACGAACCAACAGCCCGGCACTGACCCGAATGCGGTCACATACAGGACGGTGACTGGAGCCTTTAATAACGGTATCGGCCTTGTGCGCCTGACAATAGCGACAACCAATGGCATGATTACAGGGCAACGGGTCACTGTGCAGGATGTCAGTGGTGTGGCGGGCGCCAATGGCAATTGGCGAATTACGGTGATAAACACTACACAGATTGACCTTCAGGGTTCTGCGTTTACGGGCGCTTACATCTCTGGCGGCTACGTCATCAATAATCCCAGCCTGCCATACGGCTTCACTGAAGTGCCCAAGACAGGACCCCTCTGATGCCTCGTTACGCAAGTAATATCCAGATCCCCAACCTCACCCCCGCCATAGCCTTGTCGGGGACTGAACTTGTTGAGATCGTTCAGGCTGGCGCGACGGCTCGCTGCACGACGCAACAGATCGCCAACTTGGCGCAGTTGACGGTGGCGCAGAACGTCACGACGACGCAGAAGAACGCACTGTCGGCGACTGCCGGGCGCATCGTCTTCGACACCACACTTGGCAAGCTTTGCGTGTATACTGGCGCGGCTTGGCAAACCATAACGTCGGTGTAACGGATGGCAAACTCTCAAATCCCGAACCTGACTCCTGCTGTAGCCTTAACTGGCTCAGAGGAGCTTGAGATTGTTCAGGCGGGAACCTCCAAGCGCGCCACGGCACTGCAAATTGCTGGGCTCTACCCCGGCCCTACGGGTGGGCAGGGCGTAATTGGGCCGACTGGGCCGACTGGGCCAACCGGCAGCGTTGGAAATACCGGCCCCACGGGCGCCGCATCTAATATTACGGGCCCTACGGGCAGCACCGGGCCAACGGGAATCCAAGGCGTAACGGGCCCCACGGGCGCTGCATCAACGGTTGCAGGTCCTACGGGTCCGCAGGGAACCATCGGCCCGACGGGCGTGCACGGGCCTACGGGCCCCACGGGCGTGAACGGAGATATTGGGCCCACGGGAAGCACAGGCCCAACGGGTTTTGGGGCAACAGGCCCCACGGGCGCGGGCGGGGCGCAGGGGATTGCGGGGCCTACGGGCCCCACGGGCGCTAACTCGACTGTGGCTGGGCCTACGGGGCCGACCGGAAGTATCGGGGCCACGGGGCCCACGGGAGCGGCTTCTACGGTGGCCGGGCCAACGGGTCCGACAGGGCCAACTGGGCCCACAGGCACAGCGTCTATGGTTGCTGGGCCAACTGGACCCACAGGCCCCACTGGGCCAACGGGTGCGGCTTCTACTGTCGCGGGGCCGACTGGGCCGACGGGGGCGAAGGGAACTTCATCAAGCCTATTCCTTTACAAAGCGAACACTGGCGCAACAAGCGGGTATCCGGGCAATGGGTTTTTGCTTTGGAATAACGCCACGCAGACAAGCGCCACAAGCATCAATGTCAGCCACTTAACGGATGACGGAATTGATGTTGATATCTTTCTTGCCCTATTAACGGCTGGCGAACAAATTATTGTTCAGGGCCAAGCTAACAGCGATGACTATCAAACATGGACAATCTCTAGTACGCCCACCCACGTTAACCCCGGCGCCGCCAACGCATATTGGATTTATCCGGTAACGCTGAACGCATCTGGGGGAGTTGGGACAACTGGGTTTCCCAATAATACGCCCCTATTTCTTGCACTAATCAATGGCGTCAGCGGCCCAACGGGACCTGCCGGGCCAACTGGACCAACTGGCGCGGCTTCCACAGTTGCGGGGCCCACTGGGCCCACTGGATCTGCGTCTACAGTGGCCGGGCCTACTGGACCGACAGGGGCCAATTCTACTGTTGCCGGACCTACCGGGCCCACTGGCCCGACCGGAGCAGCCTCAACTGTGCCGGGCCCGACCGGACCCACGGGCAGCGCAGGCGCAAATGGGGCCACGGGGCCTACGGGCGCAGCATCAACTGTTGCCGGACCTACAGGCCCCACGGGAACCGCCGGGAGCGCGGGAAGCACCGGGCCTACGGGGCCGACCGGAACCGCCGGAAGTGCGGGAGTAACCGGCCCAACCGGCCCCACGGGCATTGGCTACGCTGGTTTGACCAGTAGCACATCAACGTTAATCGGCACTGGATCGCTTACTTTCACGACCAATTTGGCTAGTTCGGTGACGGCTTTTGCTGTCGGGGAACGTGTCCGCATTGCCTATACGGTGACGCCCACGAACTACGTTGAAGGCATCATCACATCCTTCAGCGGCACCACGCTCATAATGACCTCGGACGCCACTGGCGGTTCGGGAACTTACACCTCGTGGAATATCACCGCTGCGGGTAATGCTGGTGCAACTGGGCCAACTGGGCCTACTGGAACAGGACCAACTGGCCCCACCGGCTCAATTTACCCAACGGGGGGATCGCCCGACCGTATTTTTTACGAGAACCAGCAGACGATTACCGCTAATTATACAATCACGACCAGCTACAATGCGATGACCGCTGGGCCGCTGACGATCAATTCGGGGGTGACGGTTACTGTACCGTCAGGATCAACATGGACGGTCATATGAAAATCGCAGTTTACGCTATCAGCAAGAATGAAGCGCACTTTGTGCAGCGGTTCTGCGAATCTGCGGCTGACGCGGACATGATCGTGATTGCCGACACTGGATCGGACGACGGGCTTCCAGAAGAGGCGGCAAAATATGGGGCGATTGTTCATAACATTTGCATCACTCCTTGGCGGTTTGACCTTGCTCGTAACGCTGCTCTTGCTCTCGTTCCTCGCGATATTGATGTCTGTATCAGCCTAGACATTGACGAGGTTCTACAACCCGGCTGGCGTGAGGAGATCGAACGTGTCTGGATCAAGGGAAAAACCACCCGCCTCCGTTACATGTTCGACTGGGGTTGTGGAATTAGCTTCTTTTACGAGAAAATCCACGCCAGACACGGATATTTCTGGCATCATCCCTGCCACGAATATCCTGTACCTGACGGACGCATTGAAGAAGTCTGGGCGCAGACCGACTTCCTCATTGCCGTCCACAAGCCCGACCCGACAAAAAGCCGTAGCCAGTACATGGATCTTCTGGAGCTTTCCGTAAAGGAAGATCCTGCCTGCCCGCGCAATGCCTTCTACTACGCCCGCGAACTGAGCTTTAATGCCCGGTGGCAAGAGTCAGTTGACGCTTGCAAGGCCTATCTGGCGCTCCCTCGGGCCACATGGCAGAACGAACGGTGCTATGCTTACCGCGTCATGGGTCGCTGTTACAGTGAACTGAACTTGCCAAGAGAGGCGGAACAGGCTTTTCATGCGGCTGCTGGAGAAGCCCCCAATACTCGCGAGCCTTGGTGCGAGCTGGCGCTCCTTTGCTACCGCGAACATCGCTGGGAAGAATGCTTCGCCTACGCCATGCGGGCGCTGCGTATTACCAATCGCGAGGCCGTCTACACCTGCGACCCCGAAGTTTGGGGCTATCAGGCGCATGATTTGGCCGCCATATCGGCTTGGAACCTTGGATTAGTCGATGTTGCTATCCAACAAGGTCAAATTGCGGTGGATTTAGCGCCACATGACGACCGACTGCGGTCCAATTTGGGCTATTATCTTGGTGCAGTGCAAGATGAGGTTGCGTAATGGACACTCAAAGCATTTTGAACATGGTGTGCATTGCCGCAATAGGGGCAGGCGGATGGTTTGGCCGGGAATTGTGGGGCGCGGTCAAAGAACTGCGAAAAGACCTTCATGATATTGAGATAGATTTGCCTACATCCTATGTCAGTAAATTAGACATGGACAAACGCATGGACCATATCGAGGGCATGTTCCAACGGATCTACGACAAATTGGATGGAAAGGCTGACAAATCATGAGCTTTGGAATTGACGACGCCATTGCGGCGGGATTGAAGGTCCTCGACAAATTTGTCCCTGACCCCGAGGCCCGCGCCAAGGCCGAGAGCGCCCTGCGCGACAGCCTTCAGGCTTGGGACAAGGCGCAGACGGACGTGAATGCCGTCGAAGCGGCCAACACCAACGTGTTCGTGTCGGGCTGGCGCCCGTTCATCGGTTGGACATGCGGCTTGGCCTTGGCTTATCAGTACGTCGTTGCTCCCCTTGTTATGTGGGCTACGCTTACTGTTGGGATACACTTGGCTGCGCCGCCAAAACTTGATGACATGCTTTGGCAGCTTGTTTTTGCCATGCTTGGGATGGGCGGCCTTCGCACGTTTGAGAAGATCAAGGGCGTGGCCCGGTGAAAGAAAACTTCGACAAGTGCTTCGCGCTTATAATTGGGAATGAGGGCGGATTCGTTGACAATCCAAAAGACCCCGGGGGCATGACAAACCTCGGAGTTACGCGAAGAAATTGGGAAATTTATTTGAACCGTGACGTTACCGAAACGGAAATGCGCGGACTGACGCCTGAGATAGTGAAGCCTTTCTACAAGTCTTTATATTGGGACAAGATCAAAGGCGACCAGCTTCCCAATGGGGTAGATTATGCGGCCTTTGACCTTGCCGTTAACAGCGGAACTGGGCGGGCCGCAAGGTATCTTCAGCAAATTGCGGGGGTCATTCAAGATGGCGTAATCGGGTCAAAATCGTTGGAGGCCATTAAAGCCTGCGATGCTGACCAAATGATTGATGCACTTTGCGACATGCGGCTTGCTTTCCTCAAACGCCTGACCACCTTTGACACATTTGGCAAGGGTTGGACCCGCCGGGTGGCAGAAGTAAAAGCCAAAGCCACGAGCATGGCGTAAACGCTTCGACGGTGGTATAGTGCCGCTGTCAAGGAGTTTTCAGCATGACAACCCCAATGTCATATAACGGTTCGGTGTCTGGCACCACCAGTTACATCACGCAAGTGGCGACGATGGCTGTTGTGGCGGAGACTGATCCGGCTTTTTTGACAATCCTACCCCAGATGATCGTGTACGCCGAATTGCGGATGTATCGCGATTTGGACTTCCTGTTCACCTCCGGCTCGACCACAGCATATAGTTTAACTACTGGAAGCCGGATTCTAAACGTTAACGCTGATACGTTTCCTTACGGCACCCTAGTCGTCCCGGAACAGATCAACGTGCTTGTTGGCTCCAGCAATCCAGATCTTGCCCAGCGCGTACCTCTTCTTCCGACGACCAAAGAGTTTTTGGATGCGGTATATGGATCTGGCGCTGTAGCCAATCGCGGTGTTCCCCAGTATTGGGTGCCGTTTGACGATTACACTTTCTTGGTGGGGCCGTATCCCGATAGCGGTTACACCGTTGAAATTGTTGGAACCTATCGCCCGGCAAGCCTGTCGGCGACTAACCCGACGACGTTTATCAGCCTGAACTTGCCGGACATTATGATTATGGCCAGCATGGTTTACATTTCTGCGTATCAACGTAACTTTGGTCGCATGAACGATGACCCGCAGATGGCTATGAGTTATGAGAGCCAATACCAAACGCTTCTGAAAGGCGCGGCCAGTGAAGAGGCGCGCAAGAAGTTCGAGGCTGCGGGCTGGTCCTCGCAGTCTCCGTCGCCGCTTGCCACCCCGACGAGGGGATAATACATGCCGCACAGCGCGCTCAAACTTATGCCCGGCGTGGATGTCAATAAGACACCCGCACTCAATCAGGCTGCGATCTCACAGAGCCAACTCATCCGCTTCATCCCCGACCGGACGCTGGGCGGGCTGGTGCAGAAGCTGGGGGGTTGGACGCGCTTTTATGCTGCCCAGATCGGTTCCACCGTCCGCGCCCTTTGGGCGTGGGAAGACACCAACGCCAACTCCTATCTGGCCGTTGGATCTGACGGGATTGCCCCTATTGTTGTAACCGGCGCTAGTGGCAACGGGACAACGGTTACTCTGACCTTTACCGGTCCCTTCATATTCAATGTGAACCAAGCCATTCTTGTTAATGGTGTAAATCCAAACGGATACAATGGAACTTATGTGGTCACGGCAGCCACATCGACCAGCGTCTCATTCGCCAGCGCCACAACGACCACCTATATTTCTGGTGGCCGGATTACTGGAGGAGGCAACTCTCTTGGCGTCATCACCTCTGGTGGCAGCCAAGACATTACTCCTGAGCAGACAACTGTAAATGTAGCGGTAAATTTTAGCACCACATCTGGAAGCAATGCGGTTGTCGTCGTTGACACTGGACGCAACACAAATGATTATTATGTTGTTGATATACAAACACAAATCAGTGTTGGTGGAATTGTTCTTTTTGGCCAATATAAAATATCTAACCCATCCCTGAATGCTAATCAGTACACAATTTATGCCGCCGACCTTGCAACTGCAACAGTCGCCAATGGCGGTGCTGTTCCCTCATTTACTACCACGACCGGCGTCAATTCAGTCTCGGTTACTTTAAATAATCATGGATATTTGGCGGGTGACACTTTCCCGGCTTTGGTTGCAACCTCTGTTGGCGGCGTCACCATATATGGTAACTACGCCGTGATTAGCGTGACCAGTGCCAACGTTTTTGTCATCGCTGGATCTACCACGGCCACATCTAGCACCACCGCATCAATGAACGGCGGGCAGGCTCATTTCGTTTACCGCAATGGCGTTGGCACATACCCTCCGGGTGTTGGATATGGCGTTGCAGGATATGGTTTCTACGGTTACGGCGGTGTTGTTCCCACCACCTACCGGGGCGTCCCAATTAACGCCACAGATTGGACATTGGACAATTGGGGGCAGATCCTCATCGCGAATCCTCTTGGCGGCCCTATCTACTCGTGGGACCCAACAACGGGCACGGCAGTCGCCAACGTGATTACCGCAGCACCTACAGTCAATCAGGGCATGTTCGTGGCTATGCCTCAGCGTCAGATCATCGCTTGGGGCTCGACGTTTACAGGCATCATTGATCCCATGCTGGTGCGTTGGTGCGATGTTAATAATTACGATCAATGGACTGCAAGCATCACTAATCAGGCTGGCAGTTACCGCATACCCAAGGGTTCACGAATTGTTCAGGGTATTCAAGGGCCACAGCAGGGTCTTTTATGGACTGACCTTGGCATCTGGGCCATGCAGTATTCTGGCCCCCCTTATGTTTATCAATTCAACGAGCTAGGCACAGGGTGCGGACTCGTTGGTCGCAAAGCCGCCGGGTCCATGAATGGCATCGTTTACTGGATGGGGCAGAGCCAATTCTACCGGCTGGCGGGCAATGGTGTTGAGCCAATCAAGTGCCCGATCTGGGATGTGGTCTTTCAGGATCTTGATACAACTAATCTTGACCGTATCAGGATTGCGCCTAATTCACGATTTGGCGAAATCACTTGGTATTTTCCTACTTATAATAACAGTGGAGAAAATGAAGGGTACGTCAAATATAACGTAGTCCTTGATCAGTGGGATTACGGTTTTAATTCCACAGCCAATCCTTATGTGGCGCGCTCGGCTTGGATCAATGAATCCGTTCTTGGACCTCCTATTGGGGCAGGTTTGAACCAATATTTGTACCAGCATGAGACCTCCAAGGACGCCGACGGCGTAGCCATGAACTCTTACTTCCAAACGGGTTACTTTGCCCTAACGGAAGCAGACGTGAAGACCTTCATTGATCAGGTTTGGCCTGATATGAAGTGGGGATATTACAATGGAACGCAGGGCGCCAACGTCTTGCTCACCTTCTACATCACGGACTATCCGGGCACAGCGCCAGTCGCTTATGGGCCATACACGTTGACGCAGGCGACAACCTACATCACGCCCCGCTTCCGTGGCCGCTTGGTGGCGATCCGTATTGAGAGCAATGACATCGGATCGTTTTGGCGGCTTGGAAATATCCGTTACCGTGCTCAAGCTGATGGAAAGTACTGATGCCCGCATCGCTTGATGATATTCTTACCGCCCAGAAGAATGGCGTCGTCGCCATCAATAACCTGTCACAGGGGACGCTGCGCGGCCTTGGAACGCAAACCTCCGTCACGGTGACGACTGCAACTGTGATCTATGTGGGGGCTGGATACCTTGTCAGCTTCTCCGTTGTGGTGGCTGGCTCTGCTGCGGGCACCATCAGCAATACCAATGCGGTTGCCTCCGTGGCGGCGGCAAATGCGCTTTGCACAACTCCGGCCACAGTTGGCATCGTCAAAGTTGGTCAAGTCTTCTCGACGGGCTTGGTGGTTACGCCGGGTACAGGGCAGTCCATCAACGTCACCTATTCTCCGGGGTAAACCATGCCGCTCACCAAAGGTTCTTCGCAAAAAACAATCAGTTCTAACATCAAGGAAATGGTCGCGTCTGGCCACCCGCAGGCTCAAGCTGTTGCTGCTGCCCTCAACACCGCCCGCCACGCCAAGGCGGAGGGCGGCCCCATGCAGCGCCCTATTCAAGCCCCCGGCGCCTCTGATGGCGTCCACCTCGGCCCCATCCACAGCCCCGTAGCTGGGCGCACCGACCATTTGCCCATGCACGTCCCCTCGGGCGCCTACGTCATCCCCGCCGACATCGTGTCATCGCTGGGCGAGGGCAACACCATGGCGGGTTTCCGCGCCGTCAAGATGATGTTCCGTGATGTGCCAGCGGGGGCCTACGCGCAGGGCGGCGGGGTTGGAGAACCCGTTCCTATTGTCGCAGCCGGTGGAGAATATGTTCTTTCCCCAGATGAAGTGATCTGGGCGGGCAAGGGTGACCTTGACGCGGGCCACCGCGCCCTCGACAACTGGATCAAGGCTACGCGGAAAGATCTGATCAAGACGCTTCAGAAGCTGCCCGGGCCTAAGACTGACTGAGGGGGATCTCAATGTCTGATGAGCTTAAAGTATGGGTTGGAACACTTGAAGACGTAGACGTTATGATGGAGCTGGCCATAGCGGGCTGCTATGAGAACAGCTTCGTGAGGCCCAACCATGAGCGTCTGTTACGCGAGATTTGGCCCGCCCTGAGCCGCGAAAACGGCATCGTCGGCTTTGTGGGCGTTCCCGGCGAGAAGCCGCAGGGGGCAATTCTTTTGCGAATTTGCCATGTGTGGTATAGTGATGACGAGATACTAGAAGAGCGCGCCGTCTTCATTCACCCTGATTTCAGGGCCGCAAAGGGTGGCCGCGCTCGCAAGTTGTGCGAATTTAGCAAGCAGGTCTCGGATGAACTTGGAATTCCGCTTACCATCGGTGTCATGTCCAGCCAAAGGACGGCAGGCAAGGTCCGCATGTACGAGCGTATTTTTGGGCCGCCATCTGGGGCTTATTTCCTCTACGGGACCCGCACCGGCACTTGGAAACAGGCTGCCGAGTAACGCTATGAAGAGCCGGAGCGCCGCCAAATGAGCAATGTCTTTGTTTTCAGGCAGCCTCCCCACGGCGTCATTACCGAGTATTTTGGCGGCGGCAAGGGCGGATCTACGACCACAACCAACAATGTGACGCAAATCCCGCCGGAGGTTTTGGCGCGGTATAACGCTGTCAATGCCCGGGCCGAAACCGTCGCGCAGGCGCCTTACCAGTCCTACAGCCAAGACCCCAACGCCTTTGTTGCACCCCTTTCTCAGACGCAGCAGGCTGGCATTCAGAATACCAACGCCATGGCTGGCGCGGCCCAGCCCTATTATGGCGCAGCCACGGGCCTCGCGGCGCAGAGTACTGGAAGTGTAAGCCCCAGCGCCCTGAACGTCGGTCAGTACATGAATCCGTACACACAGAGCGTTGTGAATGCCACGCAAGCCGCCTTGGGCCAGCAGCAGGCGCAGCAGCTCTCCCAGCAGCAGACTGAAGCCATTCGGGGCGGCGCCTTTGGCGGCGAGCGAGCGGGCTTGCAGCGTGCGGCTCTTTTGGGGCAGCAAGGTTTGGCGCAGGCTCAAGCGATTGCGCCCCTGTATCAGCAGAACTACAATCAGGCTTTGGCTGCGGCCCAGCAGCAGCAGGGCGTGGGCCTTGGGGCAGAACAGGCCAACCGGCAGAACCTTCAGAACGCCGCCACGCTCTTTGGCCAGATTGGCACGAATGCCCAGCAGGCAGGGCTTGCTGGCGCGCAGGCGCAGTTGGCTGCGGGCCAGACCCAGCAGCAGACGCAACAAGCTGGCTTGCAGGCGCTTTATAATCAGTTCCAACAGCAGCAGGGCTTTCCCTACCAGCAGGCGCAGTTCTTGGCGAACATTGCCGAGGGCACGGGCGCGCTGTCGGGCAATGCCACAAGCGGCACCTCCACCACCACGGGCGGCGGCGGGTTCTTTTCGGACGAGCGTCTCAAAGAGAACATTCAAAAGGTTGGCGAAACGAACGACGGCCAGCCGATCTATCGCTACAACTACAAGGGCGACAAGAACACCCAGATCGGCCTCTTGGCGCAGGACGTTGAAAAGCACCACCCCGAGGCGGTTGGCTTGGCTGGCGGCTACAAGACCGTCAACTACAAGAAGGCCACCGAGGACGCCGTGCATAAAGACGGCGGTGGTGAGGTGTCTGACGCCTATTCGATCAAGGCTCCCAGCGCCATGCTTCAGGAAAACTCCGGCAAGGGCCTTGGGGCTATGCCCAGCCTGCCGCAGGCGTTTCAGGGCGGTAGGGACATCCCGATTGAGACAAGCGCCAACGCCGCTGGCCTTGCGGCCATGCGCTCCCCCGCCATTACTGGCTTTGCGCCGGGTGTCAGCGAAGGCAAGCAGGCTGAACTGGCGTCTCTGCAAAGTTCTTTGGACCAGCCCCCGGGGCCCAATGGCGATCTTCTTGGGTCTGGGCGTGGCTATGTGCAGAGCCGCATTGGGACCCTTCAGGACTGGCTCAATAAGAACAATTCGCAAGGCGGTCTTGTGAGCCAACCCGGCAACTTTGCCCGGGGCGGTTTGGCTGAGGGCGGCTACATGAACCCGGCGCTCCAGTATTATGCTCCCAACAAGAGCGACTTAATGGCCATGGGGCCGTATGGCGTGGCCCCCCGCCAGTCGCAGCAGCGCGGGCTTTTGCAGGGCACAAAATTCGACCGCCCCGCGCAGCCGCCGCAGCGCAACGCAATTGATGAAGCCGCCAAAATTGGTCAGTTGGGGTCTTCTGCCAGTTCGGCTTGGGGCGCTCGGCCTGATTTCTTGCGAAGTGCTGCGGATGTTGCCGTTCGTGAGCGGGCGGCTCAAGCTGCTGATATGAAAAATAAAATGCTTCTTGAGCAGGGTAAAGCTCAAGGTCTTGGCGCTGCCGAACCCGCCGCAGCGCCTGCGACTACTTCTGCGCCACGCGCTGACTTGGAAACCGGCAGAACTGTCGCCGAAGTTTCGCCTGAAGAGAGTTTCTACATTCCCGATCAATTTGCCGCCCGTGGCGGCCTGATCGGTGATCGCCACCACTATAGCCTCGGGGGTGGAAACCCTTATGGGCTTGGTGGCGGCAATGATTTGCTCGGCGACACCATTAAAGAACAGGACGTAAGCCGCCGCATTCAGGGCGACAAGGCAACGCCTCCCCCGCAGCCCAAGCAGCAGCAGTCGGGTGGCCTTGGGCAGCTCACGCAATTGGCCAGCCTCGGCAAGACCGGCAAGGACGCCTACGGCTGGGCCGCCAAGCAACTTGCCGGTGAGGCTTCGCCCACGGCTATGAGCGCCACGAGCACAGAGGCGCTGCCGGGCGTTGCGGGTGGAACTGCTGCGCCCGTTGTTGAAGCTGTTCCGGGAGTTGCCGGTGGAATTGTTCCCGAAGCCGTTACTGCCGCCGCCCCAGAGGCGATTGCCGCAGCCGCGCCGGAAGCACTGGCAGCCGCCGCCCCCGAGGCATTGGCAGCCGCTGCACCAGTCGTTGAGGCGTCTGTTGCTGATTTCCTGCCTTTCCTGTTTCTCAAGGATGGCGGAGTTGTCCCCCGGCGGCATTACGCAACCACCGGCAGCGTCCCGGAGAACTTCCCCGACCGTGTCCCCGAGGGCGCAAGCTCGCGTTTTGGCACGGACGTTGGTCAGCCCATGACCGAGGAAGACAAGGCAAACGCGCTCATCAAGACGCTTGCCGGGCAGACCATTGCCGAGAAGGCCCCCCTGATGGAGCGCAGGCCGATTACGCCTGCCGCGCCTGTTGAAGCCTCTGCCGAGCCTGTCGCCAAGCCGCTGCCCGCGAGGCCCGTTGTTGGCCAAACTGGCGCAGGCCGCGCCCCATTCCAGCACTTTGCCTCCAAGATCCTCCCTGAAGACATGAACGCTGATACCAAATCTGCGCTCACCTCCGAGAACCTTTGGGTTCCGGCGCTGGCTGGCGTTGGCGCCATGCTTGCCTCGCCCAACAAGACGCTGGCGGGCGCCATTGGCTCCGGCTTGGTGGGCGGCACGAGCGCCTACACGGGCTTGCAGAAGCAGCAGTCTGAGACGGATCTTGCCCGCGCTGAGGAGCGCGCAAAGCTTGTTGGGGCAGCCAAAGCCTCGGTTGAGTATAACAAAGAAGGTTTCCCAACCGCCGTCTTTGTGTCTGATGGAATGGGTGGTATGCGCCGCATGCCGTTCATTGAGGCTTACCGCAATCGCGACAAGCTCAATCTTCTTCCCGATGTTCTATCGGAAATTGAAGGTTATGCTCAGGCTCATCCAGAATATGTCCGTGAAGCTGGGGCTCCCAAAGCTCCCGCCGCTCCGGCAGTTCCTGTTGTTCCGGCAGCCCCCGCGCCGGGCGCTGCAAAACCGAAGGTTCCTCCGGTTCCGGGCGAGAAGCCAAAGACCACCGAGGCTGCTCCCGCTACGACTGAGGAGGCTGCCCCCCAACAGACCGGCGCAATCGTTACCTCCAACGAGGGCGGCGACTATCGCTACGCCGTCGAACCAAAAAAGAATGGCGCGGCGGACAAGTATTTTGGATCAATGGGCGCCTTCAAGGGCGTAAATCTGCAAGATCCGCAGGAAGTTCAGACCATTATTCAGTCTGACCAAAATCTTTCTGAACGCGCCAAAAATGACGCAAAAATTGCGGAAGACATCCGCAAGCAGATCCCAACCATCAACCGTAACATGGCGGACTTGCACACCCTTTCTAGTTCGATCAATAAGATCGGCGATAAGGGCTTCACGCAGCGTGGCGCTGGTCAAGAGAGCCGTGCGGCGCTTGCCAATCTCTACAACACAACTGCCCGCGTGATGGGTATCCCCAACATGCAAATGATCGACGCCAACTCTGACATCTCCAACACTGAAATCATCAACAAGATCCAGAGCCTTTCTTCGCCAGAGATCGCAAAGGGCGCAGGGTTCCATGCCGCTGGAATTGCAGACAGCATCCGCAATGCTATGCCGGGCGGGAGGTTGACGCTTGAGGCGGCGAACACGATCCTTGCCAGCATGTACTCTGAAATGCAGAAAATGCGCGACTTTGACAAATACTATGACGCGCAGACCCGCCGCTATGGCACAGGATTGAACGCCTACGGCAATTTCACCAATGATATGGCTGGTGTCTATGGGCCGGAAAAAGAAGCCATTAAGAAGGCTTTGATGGCCCATGAAGTTGTCCTGAAGGAAGGTGAAAAGTATCGCCAAAGTTACGGCGATGTTGTGCGCAAAGATCCTCGGGCGTCTGTGCAACTTGATAAAATGTTCAAATCCCCCGGCTTCGCCCGTTATTGGAGTGACAACTGATGGCGGACGAGTACAACCCCTTCGCGGGGCTGCCGCATCCAAGTGAGATCAAAACCGCTCCCAGCGGGGCTGATCTTGAGTTGATCCGTAAGGCTGAAGCAGTTGCCGCCGACAGGGCCAAGCAACCGCCAGAAGAACCACAGACGTGGACCGAACAGGCCGCCGATATTGGCGGCGCAGGGGCGGCCGGTATTGGACGCGGGATTGTGTCCGTCCCCGGCATTGTTGGCGACGTGTCGCAGCTCGCCAAGAGGTCTCCTGCCTATGCAGAATGGGCATATAATCGCGCCAAGGAAGCCGCTGGATACGCCCCAGAGGGCGCTGGCATGGAAGCCTATCGCGCCGCCATAAAGCCAATTGAAGAGGCCATGAGCCCCGAAGAGCGGGCGGGTATGGCTGGCTCAGTCATGGGTGTTCCCTTTCCCACGGGGCAGCGGTTCATCAAGGGCGCTGAAGAATACATCCCCCAACTTGGCTACGAGGGTAAAAGCCCTGCCGCGCGCGTTGCTGGGACGATTGGCGAGTTTGTTGGGGCAGCCCCCGGCATCAGCGGAGTCACGGGCGCTGTTCGCGGAGCTGTGAAAACAGGAAAAACTATCGGCAAAGAAGCTCTCGCGGCTGCCAAAGAGCCAGCCCAATACGCCGTGCAAACGGGCGCAGGCGCGGCCAGCGGCACCGCAGGCGAGATGGCCAAGGGCACAGAGGATGAAGCGTTCTGGCGCACCGTGGCGGGTTTCCCCGGCGCATTGAGTGGTAAGGCCGCCTACGCCCGTCTTGCTCCGGGTCAGGCTGCGGAGCGTGGCCAAAGAATAGCTGGTGACATTACGCGCGCTACGGAGCCCGGCATCGGCGGAACGCCCATCCTGCCTTCGGGCGCGTTTTCTGAAGATGTTAAGCCGACCCTTGGTCAGGCTACCAAATCGGCGCCCCTTACCTCCCTTGAAAAGGAGGTTAATCCCAAGGGCGTGGAAGCCCAGCAAAACGCCAGCGCGCTTGCCATGCAGAGTTCCGCCGGTGAACTCCCCGGCGTAATTGAGCAGGGCGGAAGCATTGTTGGAAATCCAAAAGTTGGCCCCGGCATGGCGGCGCTTGAAGCCAATCCCCTTGCGGTTTCTTCTGCCGATGCACAAAAGCTTTACAGCGCCGTTCGCGAACCAATGCAGGCCGCTGTTGAAAAAGCTTATGAGCATCCGGCATTTGAGCAGGCGAGATATTCCCGCCCCGCTGTGAAGGAAGCCATTGGGGCCGCCTACAAGGAAATGGGTATCAAGGCCGCCACAATGCCGGTTGAGTTGCGGAAACTTGTCGCTGGATTAAATAATTGGCCGCAATCTCAAGTTCCCTTTCAAGAAATTCAAGATGTGAAGGCTTACGCCAACAAAATGCTTCGCGATCCAAAGATGGACAAGCGTGTTGCGACAGCCATCACCACAAAGCTTGACGATCTTTTGACAGATCAAAGCAAAGTGTCGCAGATTTTTATGAAGGGTGTCACGCCCGGCGAAGTACCCGGAGCGTTTGACAAGGCGCGCACCCTCTACAAAGAGTACAAGCGGACGTTTGAAACCCCAACAACTGCGGAACTTTCCGAAGTTCACCCTGAAGGCCATCCCCTCGCCGGTAAGCCCGTGATTGAGCCAGAAAACTTTCTTGACCGTGTTCTTGGCGGTCAGAAAGATGCACTTTCAAAATACCGCGAGCTGCAAAGCATCAGCGGTATGGATGTTTCGCGCCCCGTTTCAGACTGGCTTGTTGGAAAAATTCAAGGTGACAAGGCTTTCATCACTCCCGAAATGATCGACAAGTTTGCCAAGTCACCGTCCTACGCGACTCTGATCAAGGAAGTCCCCGGCCTTGAAAGCCGCCTCGAACTTATTTCGCGCACCGGCGTTGGCGATCAGCTTGTTCAGTCGCTTGAAAAAAACATGACTCAGTCTTCGCCCGAAAAACTATCGGCGTGGATGAAGAAAAATCGCGCCGACATTGATCAGCATGTTGTGACGCCGGAAGGTAAAGCTTTTGTTGATAGGCTTGAAAACTCCGCCAACACCCTGAGCAAGTTGACGACGACAGAAGCTCTTCCGGCCAATGCCGCCAAAAAGCTTGAGCTGCTTCAGAAAGGCGACATGTTCACCTTGCTCCACGGCAGGGCAATTGGCGCCCTTGGCGGCGCGGCGGCGGGTTATGGCGCCGGTAAACTAGCCAGCATGGGCTTTCCGGGCGTCTCCAACCTTCTTCCTTTGGAAACAATCGGGGCCGCACTGGGGATGAGCGGCTCTGGATTAAAAAACCCTGCCACGGCCGCCCTTAGCCGTGTCATTTATGGGACGACCGCTAATGATGCCATGGCCGCCTTGCAGCGCGCCTCCGTTGATCCGGCTTTCGCCCAGTTCTTGACGCAGAAACCGTCAATGGAAAATGCCCTGAAGCTTCAAGGGCTGTTGAAGTCAACGAAGTACGCCCCGCAGGCAACCTTCATGGGACAAAAAACTCCCGTTGAACAGCCGCAGCCCGAGAAGACGACAGAGCAGCTCTATGAGGAGATGCAGAACCGTCCGAAGGAATTGACGATCAAGGGCCAGCGCCCCACCCGCGCCACCGGCGGCGCCGTCAACTTGATGGCGCTCTCCAAGGCGGCGAAGAAACATGTTACAAGAAGCACTGAAGACCTTCTGAACGAGGATGACAGCACCGTCACCCGCGCCTTGGAAGTCGCCAACAAACACATTTGAGGACTGAAAATGACAAGTACGTTCTCCACCAATAAAAATCTTGAGCTCCCTGCAAACGGCGACTACGTTAATACATGGAACATCCCGGTCAACTCGGACATGTCCATTCTTGATGCAGCGTTTGGCGGGACAACGAGCCTGAATGCCTCGTCTGGATCGGTGACGCTATCCGTCAGCCAGTACCAGAAGCTGATCCTCAACGTAACCGGCTCGATTGCGGCGAACGTGACCTACACTATTCCGTCTGGGGTTGGCGGGCAGTGGGTTGTTAAAAACCTGACTACGGGCGGTTACAGTGTCATCATCGCTTCGGCGGGTGGCGGGTCGTCTGCGACGGTGAATAATGGTAACGTGGCGTCTGTCGCCTGCGATGGAACAAACTGTTACGCTCCCTCAAATTCAAATGTTCCCACAGGCGGGGGGTCCAATCTGGCCTTCTACCTTAATGACATCCTCATCACGACGAGTTATACTATCCCAACGGGCAAGAATGCCGGTACGTTCGGCCCAGTGACGGTAGATACGGGGGTCGTGGTGACTGTGTCTCCGGGTTCAGCATGGAACATCGTTTGATGGAAAAGCAGATCAAAGACTTCCCCGATTACTTCGTCCATTCGGACGGATATGTCATCAGCCGTAAGCTTAGCAAAGAACGGCGGCTTATTGGTGGCAAATGCGGTGGGGGAAGCAGGAACTACGCTCAAGTGACTCTCAGGCATAATGGGGTTCAATCCAGCCCTCTGCTTCACCGTGTTGTTGCTGAACATTTCATTCCTCGGCAAGATGGCAAAAACCAAGTCAATCATAAAGACGGGAACAAGCTTAACAATTGTGTTGATAATCTTGAATGGGTTACTGCTACGGAAAACATGCGTCATTCTGTGGGCGCGGGTCTCTGGACTAGCCCAACTGACGATCATTATAAAAAGATGCGGGCAAAAGCTTGGCGCAATTTGGCTTTGTTTACGATGGAAGAGGCGAGCGACTTGATGGAAATGAAATCAGCTCTTAATCTTTCGTGCAGGCAACTGGCGGCTATTGTTGGGTGCAGTAAGCCAACCATACTCGGGCTTAACAACAACTCAACAATACACTTTAAGAACGGATCGGTGGTCTGAGATGCCCGTATCAATCAAAGGTTCTGGCGGCGGGTCCGTCACTCTCACGGCTGGGGCGGCTGCGGCTGACACCACGCTGACGATCCCCAATGTCACCGGCACTGTCTTACAATCCGGCACGGCTGTCACGGTGGCGCAGGGCGGGACGGGGATCACTTCCGTTGGAACGTCTGGGAACGTACTAACGAGTAATGGGACGGCTTGGGTGTCGTCTGCGCCAAGCAGTGGTGGTTCTCCGTCAGCCATTGGCCAAATTCCCTTCAGCACTGATGGTTCTACCTACACGGCTACCCAAAAGATCGTGGCGGGCACTGCGGTCGCGTCCACCAGCGGCACGAGCATTGATTTCACAGGCATCCCGTCTTGGGTGAAGCGGGTGACGGTGATGTTTAATGGTGTGTCAACGAGCGGAGCTTCTAATTGGTTAATTCAAATTGGATCTGGTTCTGTAGCTACTACAGGATATGACAGCACGGGCAGTGGCATGGATGGGAGTGGTGTTTCAATTAATGCTTATACAGCAGGATATGGCATACGCTCAACAGTGGCATCTTATGCAATAAATGGGCCTATTGTATTAAATCTCTTAGGATCTAATATTTGGGTTTGTGGCGCAGTTTTATCAACCGCATTACCACTTGTTTTTACAACATCCGGTGTAAAGACTCTGTCTGGTGCCTTAGACCGCGTCCGCATCACTACCGTGAACGGCACCGACACCTTCGACGCTGGCTCCATCAACATCCTGTATGAATAAGAGGCGCATCATGAACCGCATTGAAGTCAATGTTGAGACCGGCGAAGTCACTGTGATCCAATTTACTGCTGCTGAAGAGGCTGCTGCTCTTGCGTATGCGGCTTCTTTGCCCGCGCCAATGACGCCCACCGCCCCCACCATCACAGAGCTCCAAGCGCAGATCGCAACAATCTCTGCGCAGATCGCTGCACTTGCAGGAGCCTTCCGCGCTCCGCCATCAGTCGCACTTCCTTGAATCGATCAAAGCTTCGCGAGCTGGTCGTTGTATCGAGGTAAGCAGGGTATGTTACTGGCCCGACGTCAAAGAGATCCCTTACGTTTCGGACCGTCCGCATCGGCGGGTCCGTGCCGTCGTCCCATTCGTCGCCGTC